CAAAATAGTTGATAAATAAAATATTTTGGCATTTTATAAATAATTTTATTGTATTAATTTTAAATCAATTTTTTTTAAAAATATATAAAAAATTGATTAAATTTTATGTTATCATATTTGGTTTGCTTAACCGAGTTTTGGGAACCCAACCAAGTTAGCGCCTATACCAAAGCCAGCACCCTGGCGAGCTCCTACCGCAATACTGGGTACAAATGTGTCCAATATACTAAATGTAGCAGCCGCCATTAAAGCAATAATCGCAATTTCTTCTAATTTAAGTGCGCGTTTTTCGGGGGGGATAACGAAAGCAACGATCGCTACCATTAAACCTTCAACTAAATATTTGATGGCTCTTTTAACTAATTCACCCATTCCAGAATCCATTTCGTTTATAATAATATATAAGAAAAAAAATAATAATAATAAATATAAAAAATAAATAATAAATAATAAATAAATACTTAAAATTAAAATATATTGTTAAAATTATAAATGTCAACGAAAAAAAGTGCTAAATCAAAAGAGTCAAAAAGCGAAAATGTTAAACATACTGAAGATACTACATATGTAGATTTATTAGATGAAGATAAACCAATTGCTGGACAGAAATTTGCGTGTTTAAGTTTCATTTCACCAGAAGACATAATCAGAAATAAACAAATATTCTTTTTTGATAAATTTCTAAAAGATTTCGATTTTAAAAAATCTCTTGAAAAATATGCTCAATTCACAAATTTTATTAGTTACAAATATAACATCAATTTCGATAAATTATCTAAAGATCTCGAAGAATTTATTGAAGAAGAAAGAGAAAAATTATTTTTTACTACATTGGACGGAGATTATAAAACATTCGTAGAACAAAATGAAGAAAAATTACAAACTGAATATAATGAAGCCCATGAATTTCAAACAAATACAAGAGGTATAAAAGTTCGTGGAGTTTTTGCTACACAAGAAGAAGCTGAAAACAGATGTAAATTATTAAGAAATGAAGACCCTAACCATGATGTTTATGTTGGACCAGTTGGTATGTGGATGCCTTTCCATCCAGAAGCATACAAAACAGGTAGAGTTGAATATTTGGAAAAAGAACTAAATGAACTTATGGCTGAAAAGAAAAAGAACGATGAAGTATCCAAAGAACAATTCAAAAATCGTGTTAAAACTGCTAAAAAGAAAGCTATTGAAGAAAATATATCAAAAGCACAAAAAGAAGGTAATAAATTAATGCAAACTATCGACGAAGAAGGTAATCTTGTTAATGCTGATAGAATGGATGTTCCTGGTAAAAATTTATTATTTGGTGATGGTGGTGATGATGATGTATCAACTGCTGATTTAAGAAAAGAATTATTTGAAGATGAAAGCGTATTGACTAGAGATGATATGAAAGATAATGATCATGGTTTAAGTAGAGTATTAGAAGCTCAAACCTTAAATGAAGATGAAGAAAATAAAATTGTAGAAGTTAAAGAAGAAGAAACTGTTAAAGAACAAGAACCCGTTAAAGAAGAAAAATCTGTTAAAGAAGAAGAAGAACCCACTAAAGAAGAAGAACCCGCTAAAGAAGATAAAGATCAAGAAAAAAAAGATAATGATGATTAAATAAAAATATTTAGATATATTAATTATGAAAGGTGGTTTTGTTAACTGTAATACAACTAATAATCATTGGGAAAGAGTAAAAGAATATGGTGTTAAAGATACATCAGAATCAAAAGCACTAAATAATTTAGGAATATGTAGATTTGGTTATGGAACAGATAAATATTTTAAGAATGAACCCTATTTAAAAGAAGATTGGTATATTAATTCTGAAAAAAATAAAAAAAAAAATATTCGCAATATCCTAGAAGATTTAAAAAATAAAAATATAAAAAATATTAATGATAATAAAAAATATAATAAAAATGATTTTCAAGAACCACTAAAATTATTAGAAGATGAATTAACTTATAGAATAAATGATGTTTTAAAACATTCTCTTATAGAAAATAAAGATATCGCTACAATACAATTAATAGAAACACATGATACTTATATCAGATATTTAAAAGATTTTAGAGATGAAATAAATAAAAACAAAAATTTAATTGATGAAAAAATTAGAAAGAAAAAAGAAGAAATTAAAAGTAGTAAATCTAAAAAAATAATACCTAATTTTTCTGTTTTGAGTATAGAAGGTGAAGGAAAATCAAGAAAAAAAACCAAAATTAAAAAACACAAAAGCAAAAAAACTAAAAGAAAAAAATTTTAAATATTATTAATATATAGTATTTTATTAATTATGAAAGGTGGTAAACTTGGTTGTGATTGTTATCCTAATCAAAATACAACAAACTGTGCTAATTTAAATAGAAAATGGATAGTAAGAGAGGGAAGGGAAGATTATAAAACATTAGAGGCTAAGGCTCTTGGTATAATAGGAATATGTAAGGATAGAGGCACCACTTCTAGTTATAATATATATAAAGAAAATTGGTTTTATGATCCAAAAAATAGAAACGGTGTATTAACTTTAAAAAAATATGCTGATTGTAAAAATTATCCTTTTAATTATTGTGGTAGAGAAAAATTAGAAGAAATTTTAAATATAATTGAAAAATATTCAGTATCTAATCAGGATGGTTATAATAGATTAATTGATGGAATTGATTTACTTGAAAAAGTTTTTCAAAAAAGAAAAGAAAAAAATAGAATATGGGAGGCGGTACCTAATAAAACAAAAAATGATATAGAAAAAAATAGAAAGCATATACATTATATTGAACAACTTGAAGAATTTATAAATGAATTAAACAAAGTAAAAAAAAATATAGAGAATAGCAGAAGCAGAAGCAGAAGCAGAAGCAGAAGCAGAAGCAGAAGCAGAAGAAGATGCAGAAGATGCAGAAGCAGAAGCAGAGAAGAAGGAGAAATATCTGATAGAAGCAGAAGCAGCAGAAGAAGTAGAAACTGGGTAAGAAGTAGAGGTAAAACAAAAAAAAATTTAAGAAAAAATAAAAAAACAATAGGAAAAAAATAAATAAAAAATTGATATAAAATTATTGTTATTAATAATATTATTAACAATAATTATAAATGGAAATTACTACGGAAAATGTTATGCCAAAAAATATTTGTTGTGCGAAAGATTGTAATCGTAAAATAAAATTAACAGATTTAATGTGCAGATGTGGTAATTTTTATTGTAAAGCTCATCGTTTACCGGAATCTCATAATTGTACTTATGATTTTAAAGAAAACGATAAAAAAAAACAAAGAATAGAAAATTTAAAATGTATAGGAAGTAAATTAGTTAAAATATAATAGTTTATATAATGGACTATAAAAATACATTAAAATTATTTTCTAAAAATTTTATTTACGGTGGTTTTCTATTAGGAGTATTAATAACAATAATAGATTTAATAAAAGATTCAAATCATTCTGTAAATTTTTATGCATATGCTAGTGCGAGTTTTTTCTTAATAAATTTATTTCAATATTACTATATAGCAAAATTAAATCCAAAATTAGAAGTAAATTTCTTATTTCATACAATGATAGGTGGTATTATATTTTCATTATATGCTATATTAATGTTCATTTTATTTAAATATAATTTTAGCACTTACGATAACATTTTATTTACTGGTATAACTTATATTATAATAACAGCTATATATTTTTATTTAGCTATAACGAAACAGATTACCATTTAGATTTTTTAACATTAATTTTAGGACCTTTCTTTTTATCTCTAGTATTAGGATCATATACTTCTTCATCATCGTCTGAGTCTAAATTCTTAGATATTTCCCAAAATTCTTTTGAACCTAATTTAAAGTTTTTATGATTATCAGCTCTATACCAAAAGATTTGATCATGTAGTTTATTAGATTTAGAGTTATTATTAATAACTAAACATTCATAATTTTCCGTACATTGATCCATAACTTGACAAAAAGATTCAAATGTAGGAAACATTCCAGCATAATTTTCGTAAATGCGTTTTCTATTACTAATATATGGTTCTCTAAGAATAAATACATAATCAATATTAGTTCTAAGATTAGGTGGAATACCTAATGGATATTGCATAGTAATAATAAGCATCATTTTCCAATGTCTTCCATTCATAAAAAGTAAACGCATCATTTTATCTTTAGTCCAAGATGCATCAAAAAGACAATCATCTAAAATAACAAAAGCTCGTGGATCAATAGTAGATTTTCTATAAATTTCAACTTCTTTTTTAATTTGTTTCATAACTGTTCTTTGTCTTTTTAATATGTTTTCTATTATAGCTGTATTATATTCATCATGTATAAATAATTTAGGAACATGTTCAGAATAAAAGCCATTACCAGCCTCAGTTCCACTAATAACAGTTCCGATTGGTATATCTTGATGATAATATAAAAGATCACGGACTAAAAAAGATTTACCTGTATCTCTACGACCAATTAAAACAATAACTGGTCCTTTATTTTCGTCAGGTCTGAAACTAATAGATTTCATATCAAATTTTTTCAATTCTAATGTCATATTATAAATATATATAAATTATTATTTATAATATGAAAACGCAATTATAATAAAAAATCGTTAGAATTTAAAAATATATTTATTATTATTTAAATAAATGGAAATAAATTATAAGAAAAATAAGAATACCGAACTTTTTGAACAAATGGAGAATGAAGAATTATGTTATTTAGAGAATCCACAAAATTATATACCAATTTATAATAAATTTTTTAATTTGTCTGAAACAAACTACAATTCTATAAATTTGAATAATCAATATAATTTATTTTCATTGAATGAAAAAATGGGTTACTCTAAATTTAATGGAATAATTGTTGATAATAGTAATAATAAAATAAATAAAAAGATATTTTTTAAATATAGTCCATTAGTTGATCCAATAAAATATATGATTGGTAAATATGAATTAAGTTATAATATTTTAGAATTACCTAAAATAAAAAATACTGAAATAGCTGAGAAAGTATTAGATCCAAATAATTCAGCTTATAGTGATGGTTTTTTTTCATATTTATCAAGTATATTGCTAAATAACTATAATTTTTATAATGGAATAGATTATTATGGTTCATTCTTAGGAATAAAAAATGATTTTAAATTAGATATTGAAGATGATATAGATTATTTAGATGATTCAGAATTTTTTCATAAAAATAACAATGTTTTATTTAAAATAGAAGAGACAGAAAATTATAAAAATATATTTAGTAACACAAAGAAAAATAGAAAATCTATTGATATAAATAAAGGTGATGAATTTGATGATATAAAATTTGATGATATAAATGATATCACAGATATTCATTATAATTTTTCTGAATGTAAAATAAAAAATATTGAAGATTCTGAATCTAACTCTAAATTAGAATTAGAATATGATAATAATTCAATAGTAAATTTAAGTGATATAAGTTGTAATAAAAAGAAAAAGAAAAAGAAAACAAATAGTTTAAATAATTCTTCATCATCTTGCTCTTCAAGATATTCAAATACAGAATCAAGTAATAATGAAGATTCAGATGAAGAAGATACAGATGATGAAACAGAATATTCAAGTTCAGAAGGAGAAGAGGAATTAATAGCTACAATACAGAAATTCCCAGTTCAAACTATTGCTTTGGAATGTTGTAATGATACATTAGATTCATATATAATAAACGGAAAATCAAGAATAAAAGATGATGAATGGGAATCAATAGTATTACAGATATTATTTACTTTAATTACATATCAAAAGGTGTATGATTTTACGCATAATGATTTACATACAAATAACATAGTATATATTGAAACCGAGAAGAAATATTTATATTACAAGTATGATAATACTCATTATAAAGTTCCAACATATGGAAAAATTTATAAAATAATTGATTTTGGTAGAGCAATCTATAGATATAAAGGAACAATTATATGTAGTGATAGTTATGCTCCCGAAGGAGATGCTCATACTCAATATAATTGCGAACCTTATTTAAATGATGAGAAGCCTAGATTAGATCCAAATTATAGTTTTGATTTGTGTAGATTAGGATGTAGTTTATTTGATTACTTTATAGATGATTTAGATTTGATAAAGAGATTAAAATCTCCAATAAAAAAAATGATGGTTCAATGGGTTTATGATGATAAAGGAAAAAATATACTGTATAAGAATGATTCATCAGAGAGATATCCAGATTTTAAATTGTATAAAATGATAGCAAGGACAGTATCAAGACATAAACCTACATTGGTGTTAAAAAACCCATTATTTGAAAACTATAAAATAGCGAGAAAGAATATAAATAAGTCAGCTACAATAATAAACATAGATAAATTACCTATAATGACATAGTAGAGCAATTTCTCTCGACTCAAGTTTGTAAAGCTCGAAATTTTATATTTTATTTTATAAATTTTTAAAATATAAAATTAAATTTGAGATATTTCTCGTCAAAAATCGGGTTTATTTACAAAAACACTTGGTGTCTCTTTAATATTTCCTATAATTTCATTTAAATTAAATTGTTCTAACAAAATAATAGCTACAGTAGCAGCTATAAAAACTATTAAACTGTCAGTAAATAATGATTTTAAAGGTTTATTTTCTTTTAATATAAATCTCATTTCAATAAATTTAAAAATAAAAAATATAATAGATATAATTGAAGAAGTTATTACTTGATTCATTTATAATTTATTATTATAAATGAATTATAGTTATATTAACGAATTTATTTTAATTCCTCTATATCTAAATTAATATCGTTTTCTTTTTCATCTGTTTTTATATCTAAAACATCTAATTCTAATTTATCTGGATCTTCATCTAATGTCTTAATATCTAATGAAAGATTATCACTATCATTATTATCTATTATTAATTTATCATCATCATCATCATCATCACTAGTTATATAAGTATCTGATTCAATATCTGGTTTTGGTTCTTCAACTTTTGTTTCTTCAACTTTTGGTTCTTCATCTTTATTTAATTCTTTATTAGCATTCTTTAATGCTGTTTTAAGATTGGTTTTTGATTCTGCTTCTAATTTCTCTCTTACTTCCTGTTTAATCTTTTCTAATTCTTGTTCTTTTAGTTCTTTTTGTTGTCTTTCTATTGCTTCTTTATCTGGGATAGTTTCCTTCTTTTCTTCAACTTGAACATCAGTTTCAAGTGATTCATCTAAATATGAGCGTAAAATGTTTTCAACTGGAACACTATCTCTAACACTATTCAATATACATTCTTTGACAATAATTTCTAATTCTCTGTTGTTTTTTTGGATTTGTAAAGGAGGTATATCTTTTTCAAATAGATAAACATTAATATACACTTTTCTTGCGACATTAATATATATTTTATGAATAAATGAATTTAAATTAGGAATATCTATATCTACTTTTTTTTGTTTTATTCCAGCTCTAGAACAAGTTAAAGATTTTAATTGTATAATATGGACACAAGTTATTAAATCTTCTAAATAATTACAGCAAGAACTGGTAATAATTCTTTCTTTTTCAGTATTAACAATTTCGCCACTCCATTTTGGAATATTATTTAATAAATTTTGGAAAGTCATTAAATATTTATCTTCTTCTTCATTTTCAGCACACATTTTATATGCTTCTTCAAAAACAGATTTAATACCTTCAATTATACAAGGTGTTAAAACATTTGTTAATCTAGCACACCATTCATTTTTAGATTCAATAACAGTATTAATATTGTAATCGTCCATAGTTATTAAATAAAACTAATATTTTCTAAACCAATAATATTACGAAAATATATATAATTTAAACATATCAATATTAAAAATATTTCATTTCTAATTTCTTTTTTGTAAATATCAATAACCAATAAAAATCTATATTTAAATTTATTATCTGGTAGTTTTGATTTTATAAATTGTATTAATAAATTTGCACTAAATCCATTATTATATAATTTATTTGCTAAATTTATTATATATAGTAATTTTTTGTTAGTAGTATTATAGATATTTTTATTTAGAATATCAAAGTCAATAAATTTATTTAAGTAATACAATTTTTTTGTATCAAAATTAAATATTTTGCTAGTAGTATTGTTATTAATTTTTTTATTACAATATATATCACTAAATCTGGATAAAATTGGTTTTAATATTTTATATTTATTATCTACAATAATAAAGAATCTAGTGCTATGATTATATATCTCAATACATCTTCTAAGTGCCGATTGTGCATCAATAGTAAGTTTATCGGCATTTAATAATATAATAGATTTAAATAAGTAATTTTCAGTATTATTATTTATTATAGTATTAGCAAAATGTTTAAGATTTTCTCTAATAAATTTAATATTTCCTTTACCATGAGAACAATTAATAATTAATGTATATTTATTAAAATTTTCATAGTTTTTATAAATAAGTTTTAATAAATATTCTAATATAGTTTTTTTACCAGTTAAATTATTACCATGAAATATAATATTAGGTATATTTTTAGTATTATACATTTTATTAATTTTATTAATGATTTTAATATTATTCAAACTGTTATCAATATAGTAAAAATTATTACTATCATAAAAATTATTTTCAATAATATTCATTAGTTATAAATACATATAAACAATTTTTTAATAGTATATTTCAATATATTTAATTATAAATAAAAATTAGTATTATTATCTAATTATATATTAACTATGTCTGAAACATTTTCATCAACACAAGGAGGGCTTACACCACTTATTAGTACAGATCAGGGAAGTTTAATGGCAAATGATAACACAACAATTCCTTCATCAGCACCAGAACCAGAAGGACCCAAAGATTGGACAGTTGAAGAACTTTTAGAATATATATTAAGAGGTTGGCATGATGCAAACTTAGGAGATACTAATGTAAATGGATTATTAAATGCTGAATGTCTTCTTATCAATAAGAATATATCTATTGGTGATTCAACTACAAGTAATTTTAGTTTAATAAATGTATCTACAACAGATATTAGTTCTGGAACAGATCAAATAATATCAGATACAAATTTTGTAGATGTAACTGATGTATTGGTAAATTATATAACATTAAATCCTAATAGTAAATTTCATATGAATTGGCAATTTCATTATTTATCATCAACATATTACAATACTATGTTAAATTGTAAATTATTTTATAAAGTAAGAAGAACAGATACAGGTGTAGATTTTAGTGAAAATTTTATAGGAGAATACATATTAGGTTCAGAAAATACAAATTTTACTTATGATACATTTAGTAAATCATTTTATATAGATATATGTCATAATGCTGGTGATACAATTATGTTTTATATGAGATCTAAAATTCAAACAGATATATCGGATATATGTTATAATATATTAGATGATTCTTTAAAACCTAAAATATTAAAAAGTAGAAAGGGAAATACAATAACATTAGCTGAATATAGTGCTATTAAATAAATTTAATATTTAGAAAATAAATTATATGTGATTAACAACCCATATTATTTATTGTGGTATAATATATATTATAATTATAATTTATAATATATAATATGTCAAGTGATTTTCTAATAGAATTTTTAAATCCTTTAAAAACTTGGAAGATGGGACATCTTGGACATTTAAGAGAATTAGATGTAAGTGGTATTGTAAATATTAGCGGTGATTTAACAATGACTAATTTATTAACCGGTAATTTTATAGATATATCTGGAGACATATCTATTAATAGAAATTTGGATGTTTCAGGACAAAGTAGATTTCAAATGAGACCATTTCAAGAACTTTCAACAGATATTAGTTATATTGATGTTAATGGTTATTTTAGTTTAGAACAAGATACATCTCCTCCTGCTGATGAACATACACGTATTGAAACAATACATTATAGTAACTCTTTATTTGTTGATACAGATCATATATTATATTCAATAGCTAATTCTAATGAAAAAAGACAATTTATGATAGTAGGTTCTAACGGATTTCATATAACAAGTACTAATGGGATTTTATGGGATAATAGTGGAATAGCAACAGAAACTGGTCATTTAAGAAGTGTTATATGGTGTGATGAATTAGAAAAGTTTTATATAGTAGGTGATAATGGTTTTTATGGTTCTAGTATAGATGGTAAAGTATTAGATAATAGTGGTAATTTAGCAGCTAATAAAGATATAATATCACTTTGTTGGTCAAAAGAATTAACTAAATTTGTTGCTGTTGGTTATACTAACTCAGAAGAAGGTTATTATTGTATGAGTCAAGATGGTGTTAATTGGACAGAAGGTATTATAAGTAGTTGTAAAAGATTATATAGTGTTGCATGGTCTCCTGAATTACATAGATTCGTTGCTGTCGGTAGCTATAGTTCTGATGACGTCGATTTTTATGGATTTTATATATCAAGTGTAGATGGAATTAATTGGGATAATAGCGGTATATTATACACCGATAATCCTAATAATTATTTATTAACTATATGTTGGTCCAGAGATTTAAATAAATTTTTAGCAGGTGGTTATAATGCTTACTATGCTACAAGTAAAGATGGTATTTATTGGGATAATAGTGGTAATTTAATAGGAAATATTACAAGTATTAAAAATGTATTATGGTCTTCTGATTTAAAAAGATTTATAGCACTATGTAAACTTGCTTCTACTGGTGTTATTTATTCTAGTCAATATGGTATAAATTGGGATGTAAGTTCTAATACTACTTTTGAATTAACTTATGGTGTATGGTCTCCTGGATATGGTAAATTAGTAATTATTGCTGCTAATCCAGATGGTACAGTATATTATACCGATCATAAATATGTTTTACCAACTACTAAAAATATATTTCAACATCTTGTTTTAGAAGATTTAACTGTTAATGGAGATGCCAGTTTTAATGGACATGTTGATATACAAAAACATTTATCTGTTCATGGTGATGTATCATTAAATGCTAATGTAGATATATGCGATCATTTAATAGTTCATGGAGATGCTTCATTTAATTCTAGTGTTGATATATGTGACCAATTTATTGTTCATGGTGACGCATCATTTAATAGTAGTGTTGATATATCTGATCAATTAACTGTTTATCAAGACGCATCATTTCTTAGTGATGTTGATGTTACTTCCAAATTTAATGTTTATGGACATGGAGAAATTACAAGATTAAGTGCCGGAGTTACAGATATTAGTGATACTTTAGATGTTAGTGGAATAGCAAGATTTCATCATAGTAATACCGCATTAATTGTAGATTATGACGCAAGTATAAATAGAAATTTATATGTAGGTGGTGCAATATATGGTCCTGATGTTCTTTTTATTGATCCATTTATACCAGGTTCTGGTGATTTTTCAGGTTTAGTTGTTATTAGAGGAGATTTTGAAGTTAAAGGTGAAAGAACTATAATTAATACCAGCACATTAGAAATTAGTGACAATATTATTACTATGAATGCTTATTCACCAGCTGTAACACACGGTGGTATAGAAATTAGAGATTTAAATAATCATTTAAGAAAATTCCTTTGGGATAATACAATATTAAGATGGGATTTATCTGATGATTTAATATTAAGAGATGATTTAATAGTTGAAAATGATGCTTCATTTAATGGTGATGTTGAAATATCTGGACGATTAATTATTCATGGTGATGTTAGTCTTAATAAAAGTTTAGATGTATCTGATCAATTAACTGTTTATGGTGATGCCAGTTTTCAAACTAATGTTGATATTTGTGGAACATTAACTGTTGGTGGTAATACAAGATGTCAAGATTTTTCAGCAACAAGAATACATGTAGAAAAAGAACCTAGATATAGAATTGCGCTTGGTGATGATGCTGGAGAAACCGAACAAGGAGATAGAGCTATAGCTATTGGAACAACCGCTGGAAATACAAATCAGGAACAAAATTCAATTGCTATTGGTTATTTAGCCGGAAGTCAAGATCAAAGTTGTAATTCAATTGCAATAGGTACAGAAGCCGGTGAAAAGAAACAAGAATGTTTTGCTATTGCGGTAGGTTATCAAGCAGGAGAATTTTATCAAAGAAATAATTCAATATCTATAGGTAAAAATGCTGGTTCATTAGAACAAAATAATGGTTCTATTGCTATTGGTAGTGGTTCTGGTAATCAGCAACAAGATTCAAGTGCTATTGCTATTGGTACAGATGCCGGTTATATTAAACAAGGAACTAAGTCTATTGCTATTGGAACAGAAGCAGGTAAAACAGATCAAAGTTCAAACGCCATCGCAATAGGAACATGTGCTGGTGAAATAAAACAAGATTCCAGTTGTATTGCTATTGGACCATATGCTGGTTATTCAGACCAAAGTTATAATTCAATAGCAATTGGATTTGAAGGCGGAAGATTACGACAAGATATAAATTGTATAGCAATTGGAACAGAAGCTGGATATAGAGATCAAAAAAAAAATACTATAAGTATAGGTTATTCCGCTGGTTTCACAGAACAAGATTATAATAGTATTGCTATTGGTAATTATGCTGCTAGAGTATCACAAGACCCAAGTAGTATTGCTATTGGTTCATGGGCAGGTCATACTAATCAAAGTAAAAATTCAATAGCAATTGGTTCAGAAGCTGGTGAAACAACACAAGGAGAATCTTCTATTTCTATTGGAACACATGCTGGAACTGATACACAAAATAATGATTCAATAGCAATTGGAACAGAAGCAGGTGAAACAAGACAATTAGAAAATTCAATCGCAATTGGAAAACAAGCAGGTGAAACAGACCAAAGTTCTAATTCAATCGCAATTGGAACTAGTGCTGGTAATCAAAAACAAGATGCTTCAAGTATTGCTATTGGTAATAATGCTGGTTATAAAGATCAAAGTTATAATTCAATTGCTATTGGTGGTGGTTCTGGTTATGAAAATCAAGCAAATGATGCAATCGCGATAGGCACAAATTCTGCTTATAAAGATCAAAGCAATAATTCAATTGCTATTGGTTACAATTCAGGTAAAATATCACAAGACAGTTCTTCTATCGCAATTGGTAATAATGCTGGTAAATCTCATCAAAAAATATATTCAATAGCTATTGGAGATACAGCGGGTAATACAAATCAAAATATTGGTTCTATTGCTATTGGTTCTGGAGCTGGATATCAACAACAAGATATTTCATCTATTTCAATTGGAACAAATGCTGGTTATATAAATCAGAAAAAAAACGCTGTTGCTATTGGAACAGAAGCAGGTAAAACAGATCAAAGTGGTAATTCCATAGCAATTGGTTTTAATTCTGCTTTTGAAAGACAAGAACAATACAGTATTGCTATTGGTAATTATGCTGGCAATTCCGACCAAAAAGCAAATAGTATAGCTATTGGTGATAAAGCTGGTCAAACAGCACAAGATACAAGTTCTATTGCTATTGGAACAATGGCAGCTAATTCTAATCAAAAAAAAAATAGTATAGCTATTGGTGTTGAAGCAGGTAAAACAACACAAGGCACATTATCAATAGCTATTGGTCATTACGCAGCAAAGACAACACAAGCAAAAGATTCTATTGCTATTGGAAATACTGCTGGTGAAACTGAACAAAAAATAGGTTCAGTTGCTATTGGAACTGGTGCCGGACAACAACAACAAGATATAAGTTCTATTGCTATTGGAACTAATGCTGGTAATTTAAATCAAGGAACAAAATCTATAGCTATTGGTCTTGAAGCAGGTAAAACAACACAAGGAACAACTTCAATCGCAATTGGATTAAATGCTGCTAATCAAAGACAAGATGTTTCTAGTATTGCTATTGGTAATAATGCTGGTTATAAAGATCAAAGTTATAATTCAATAGCTATTGGTGGTGGAGCTGCTTATGATAATCAAGAAAACGATTCAATTGCAATTGGAACAAATGCTGGTAATTTAAACCAAGGAAAAAAATCCATAGCCATTGGTCTTGAAGCGGGTAAAACAACACAAGGAACAACTTCAATCGCAATTGGATTAAATGCCGCATATCAAAGACAAGATGTTTCAAATATTGCTATTGGTAATAATGCAGGTTATCAAGATCAAAGTTATAATTCAATAGCTATTGGTGGTGGTGCAGCTTATGACAATCAAGCGAATGATTCAATTGCGATTGGAACAAATGCAGGTCGTACAAATCAAAATTTTGATTCTATAGCAATTGGTTTCAACGCGGGTTTAACTGATCAATCTATGACTTCTATTGCTATTGGAACAGGTGCTGCTAGAACAAATCAAGATGTAAGCTCTATTGCTATTGGAAATCACGCGGGAGAAACAGATCAAAGTTTTAATTCAATAGCTATTGGTGGTGGTGCTGCTTTTAATAATCAAAATAATAATTCTATTGCAATTGGAACAAATGCGGGTCATAAAAATCAAAATTATGATTCTATAGCAATTGGTTTGAACGCTGGTTTAACTGATCAATCTATGACTTCTATTGCTATTGGAACAGGTGCTGCTAGAACAAATCAAGATGTTAGCTCTATTGCTATTGGAAATCACGCAGGAGAAACAGACCAAAGTTATAATTCCATTGCTATTGGTGGCGGAGCCGCTTTTAATAATCAAAATAATAATTCTATCGCAATTGGAACAGACGCAGCTAATTTAGATCAAAGCGCAAATAGTATTTCAATAGGTAATAAAGCTGGTGCAATTGGACAAAATAGTAATTCAATTAGTATTGGTTATAAAGCAGCAACAATAAATCAAGATACAAGTTCTATTGCTATTGGTAATGAAGCAGGTTATACAAATCAAAGTTCTAATTCTATTGCGATTGGTTGGAATGCTGCTAATCAAAGACAAGATGTTTCTAATATTGCTATTGGTAATAATGCGGCTTATAAAGATCAAAGTTATAATTCCATAGCTATTGGTGGTGGAGCTGCTTATAGTAATCAAAACAATGATTCAATTGCGATTGGAACAAATGCTGCTTACAAAGATCAAAGTAGAAATTCTATTGCGATTGGAAATCATGCGGGTAAAACAGGACAAAATAGTGCTTCTATTGCTATTGGACTTTTTGCAGCTTT